TACTCTGCTTGCAGAATAGGATGGCATTCCTTTGGTCCGCAAGGACTTTTGGTTTGTCTTGGAAGGAGACGGTTCGAGTCCCTTGCCTGATCAACGGCGACGACATCCTTTTCCAGTCGGAGAAGGCTTTGTCGCGACATTGGATGGGGGTTGTCGGCGGGCTTGGTCTTGAGGTCGAGCGTACAAAGACTAGTGTCGATGACGTGTACGGTTCTTTGAACAGTACGTTGTTGCGTCGCGTCGGTGGCCACCTTCGGGTTGTGCCGACGCTTCGTTTCGGTCGTCTTCGTCAGTCAGAGTACGTGACGTCTCTTGGTCGTGAGTTTGCGCAGTTTCTTGCGGGCGTTTCCAGTAATACGCGCTTTCGAGCGGGTATGGTCTGGTTCCGGAGGAAGATTGGTTCTTTGAGGTCAACTAGATTGACTCTGCATGAACTGGGCTTCCGAGGGACGCTGGCGTTGAGACTGGGCAAGCTCTTTAAGCTCGCTCTTTGGTCGAACGAGGAGGTCACCGTGCCAGCAGCTCCTATCGGGCATAACGTATCGTTGTCTTCTGACGACTTTACGTGGGTACCCGAGGCTGAGACGACGGATGAGTTGCGACAACTTTCCGCTTTCGAGTGTGCTTCTTGGAAGTACAGTCTTAAGTGGGTTGAGAGTAGGGACCGGGATACACTTCGGTATTTCCTGGCCCTTTCCTCTATTCGTCGCGATGAACCCGTTTGTGGCCGCGTTCAAGCCGTGTCTTTTGCCGCTTCGCAGTGGCGGGGGAGGTGGTTGACAAATGAGAAGAAACGGTGGGACGCGCGCGTCAGGCGCGCGTTTTTAGAAGAAAGGAAGGTGGGTGTGCGGTCGGTCGCTGTGCCCGTTCGCGTCTTGGATTTCCATGACACGATCGCGGCATCTTACGACACTCCCCCGCCGTACGAGTCGGCTAGTCTGAGTGCTAGGCGCGATTCTGCCGTCGGGCCCGCTATGGACGATAAGAAATAGTGGGTGCTGAACTCATGAAGGAAAGTGTGGAACCGGCCGAGGACGGCACTGGTGTTAGTAGGGCGGAGGCGACCCCGGGCCACCCCTCTCTAGGGAATGGTGAAAACAGGGGTGTGCGTCGCCTACGATGAGTGATATGAGGCTCGTGTACCGGCTTTCGGCCATCTTGGTCGACTGTAGTAACCGAACGGTCCCTCCCCCGGGCAACTGGGAAGGGCTGCACGATATCACGAGGGTAGCGCAGTGACATGTTAGAAATAGCATTGTTGACGACTACTCGTACAGTGGCTGCGAAAGCATCGTAGATGCCTAGGCAAGGTTGTGAGGCGGCTAATTCCGCGGCTCCCAAAGGAAAAGAATGGAGCGCTTTCCGTAAGTGAAAAGCAGGACGTAGGCGTGTTGTAGGACACCCGAAC